CCATCCGCATCCGGGCGTCATCAATCGCGACGGGCGCCAGGATTAGCGCCATCATCACGACCATGGCTTGCCGGAAGTCGGACGGCCAGTTTTCGATGACCGGGATCAACGTCGTGTAGACGAAATAGGCGTCGCAGCAATTGGTCAGGATCACTTGCCGGACGGTCGGACCAACGCCGACCGTTCGTTGAAAGTCCGGCAATTGATCCCACGGTGTGAGGCCGGTTTCGACGGGATATTGATCGGTCGATGAGATCAGATAGCGCCCCGGAATCTGCCGGTACGGCACGCCGAGAGAGGCGCCCGTGGTCAGGGGCACGCCTTGCGCATTGAGCGGCTGTTGATTGGTGGGGCTGTAGGGAAGCCAGCGCCCGCACAGAGCGTCGATGGGCCATTCATAGGCATGCGCCCAGGGCCACTCGACAAAGCCGCTGACGCCCAGCGGGGGCGGCACGATAGTGGTTGTGCCGAGGAGGTTGAGCTTCGCCCGCTTGCGATTGAAGTCCCACCAGGCACAGCGCGACAGTTGCCGCAGCGCCTGCCCGTAGTTCCGGCGTGCGGTCTCGGCAACCTTCGTGCCATCCGTCAGCGAGCCGATGATTTGCCCAGATACGCCAAGCATGTCGAGGGATTGGTTACAGACGGTAGCTGGCGTCTGAAGGTAACTGACTTGCGGGTCCATGCTCAGCCCCTCACGTCAGACTGAGTTGAGATGGTGGAGACCGCCTCACCCGCCATCTCGCGCTGCTGGTTGGCGTCGTAGCCGAATGCGGATGCGAACCGCTTTCCGAGCAAGGCTACGAGAGCGTCGATATAGCCCGGATCGAAAAGCGCCGGATTGGTCACGCGCGAGCGATAGACCGCCATGGCGTTGGTCACGTTGCAATAGATCACCTTCGCCGCCGGCCCCGTAGCCACGCCATTTACCACGTTTGGCGTGCTGTCGTTATCCACGCGCCAGAGCTGCGGCACGGGATCAAGGTCCGGCATCAGTCCCATCGGCGGAGGGATGATCGCGCGGAGGTCGATCATATCGGCGGGGTAGGAATATTCATAGAGCCATTCCGGCGCCGGATAGGCGCTAGACCACGGCTGAAGCAGATTATAGCCCCCATCAGGAGGTGGCCCTTTCAGCAAGGTCAGCGGCGCGGTATGGCGATTGAACGACCAGTCCTCTGCGTCGAGCAGGCTGTCGCGGCATTGACTGTAGAGTTCGAGCGCAACCTTGGCGGCATCAGAACCCTCGTACACGTCCTCGACGCGCAGGGGTAGGCCGGCGGCGCGGAGCGCTTGGTTGACGATGTCCTCGACGCTATCAACCATCAGCCGAAGCGGCGAAAGCCGCCCTCATCGATAGCTTCAGCCGTCTGCGCCATCATGGCCGACTGCTCCAGAATGGTCTTGGCGAAATCGGGCCGGCCCGCCAGCGCCATTGCGAGCGGGTTGGCCAGTCGGCGGACAACTGCATCCGTGAACGCGCTATCCCACATGCCCTCGCTAACGGCGGAAGTCGTGTAGACGGCAAGCGCATTCAGTTGATTGCAGAGAATCACCTTCCCCGCGCCGCCGTCATAGGTGACATTGGCGCGGATCGGCTGGGGGTCGTTAATGTCTACGAGCGCGCCCACACCCCCGGCGCCCGGCGGACGCACCTGGCGCAGGCGCACGCACGTTGCCGGATATTGATATTCAAAACCCCACGGCGGCACACCGGCCGGCGCGCTGATCAATGTGAGTTGGGCTGTAAATCTCGCAAAGTCGGGGTCGATCTCACGAAGCATGAGTTGGACGGTCGGGGCGTAGAGCACGCTTGCCGCATTAGCGGCTGCGGTACCGTCGCCTAAGTTTGCGATCTGCACCTGTTCGCCGATGAATTGAAGCGCCTCGTTTACCACGGCGGCGCTGGTGGAGACGGCCGGCATTGGTCACCTCACCCTTCCCCGTCCGAGCGCTTAACAGGCGGTTCGTGCATGACGCTTTTGGTCGTGCGCGGCGGCGCCATATTGCGAACCCGGCCGGCCGGCGGCGCCTGCCGAAACGTGCCGCCAAAATGCGGCTTGCTGTCAGCCATTCCGGCTCTCGTCGGACTCATCTTCAGCAGCCGATAGCTCGGTGATTTGCAGACAGTGCATATCGCCACCATACTCAGTGGACGATGCGCTTTCCATCCGCGCCGTGCCAACAAGATGAATCAGATCGCCACGCTCGCAGTCGGCCTCAAGGCCCATCTTTTCCAACTCGCGTTGGCAGAGATAAATTGACGGATTGCCCGGAAAGGCGTTGTCGCCGCCTTGATCAAGTTCGAAAAACTTGCCGTCCTCGCCCGCAAACTGCTGAAGTTCAATCTCGATGCGGCAACTGTCCACGCTCTTGAAGATGGAGGTAACTTCGCCCATCGCCGAGAAGCGGCACGTATCGCCCGGCTCGCCGTCTTCACAGCCCGCCTTGGCTAGGTCGGCCTTACTGATCGAAAAGCAGCAACCGGACGGATAGTCCGGCGCTTCCCAATCATCAGGCATGCCTTTTTCGAGGTCGTAGCGATCCTCGTCGTCATGCTGAAGTGATTGGAGAGCCGCCCACGTCACGGCTTAGCCTTCCTCGGCCGCCGGCTCTGCGGGCTCCTGAGGCGCGGCGGCAGGCTCGGCGCCCTGCATCTGCGACATCTCTTCTTCATGTCGAGAATGCATCTTCTTCATTTCGTCACGGTGCGAGCCGTGGAGATCGCGCGCCTCTTTCATGTGGCGCTTGATCATGTCGGCGCGCGGGCTGGCGCCTTCGTGTTCTTCTTCGCGGTTGCCAGCCTCGGGCGCTTTGGGCGCTGGCTTGGCTTCCGGCTTCTTCTCGCCGCCCTTGGCGTAGCGGCGCTCGGCGGCGGACTTCTCGGGCTTCTTGTCTTCGGCCATCTCGGCGATCCTACTTGCTGTAGCGGCGCTTTGCAGCGTCCGAATTGGCCTCCCCGATATCGGGGAACTTGCGATGAACGGCGGCGCGAACCTTAGCCTCTATCGGCTTGCCAGACGCGCGTGCAAGGGCATCCCTAGCGTGCCCGCGATCCGGGATTGGATAAGACCCCGATCCCTTGCCGTTCTTGCCTTCGCCTTTACCGGGAAGGGCAAAGTCTGACGAGGGCATGCTATCGCGCGCCTCGCTCGTCAGGTGGCCCTTTTTCATCCAGCCCTTAGCCACCGGCCGCCTTCCCGCATCAATGAGCCCGAGGCTCGCACCCATCAGCCGAGACGAAGCACGTTGTAGGTGCTGGTATCGCCCGCCGTGCCCACAACGGTGAAGCCGGTGCCGGGCGTGATCGTCGCGATATGCGGGAACACGCCCACCGTGCCGCCCACGGTGCCGAGGGTGATGTTGATAGACGATTGCGCCGTCACGCCAGGATCGGCCACGGTGACCGGCGTAGCGCCGTTGAGGACGAAGGTATATTGCGCCGCCAGCAGGAACGGCGTGCCAGGCTGACCGACGCCGCCCGGAGACATCGGAATGGCGGACAGAGGCCCGACAGCGGTATTGGAAACGGCCATGTCGCGAATCCTAGTTGAAGCTGACGTTGATTTGGACGGTGCCGCCGGTTGGAACCGCCGAGCAGACGATGCCGTTGAGGCACGGCCAATCGAGCGTGACCACGGTTCCTACCGCGAGCGCGCCCGCGCCGAAATAGATTTGGTTCGCCGTGGTGGCGGCGCCGGTAGTGGCGCAATCGTTGAACGTCAGGTTTCCGCCCGTGCCGACCACGCCAAGCACTGTGATCTTGCACAGCCGTCCAGGGCCGGCCTTGATCACCTGCGCGGCGGTCAGATTGAGCGCGCTAGAGTTGCCTCCGGACGAATAGATTTCGACTCCGTTAGGATCTTTCAGCGTGCCGCCGTAGCCCGCAACGGTAGTGAATGTGGAGAGCGAGCCGATTGTTGCCGCCATGACTTAGCGTCCCTTAAACGTATTCAGCGAAATCGGGGCCGACCGCCGGACCCGTCGCGCCGCGCTGACCAACGGGGCGAGGCTCCGGCACAATCGTGCCCATCTGGCGGCGAGGCGACACATCGATGGCGTCGTCTTCAAGTTCGATCACGTCGCTTTGCGCGGCCACCGGCTTGCCGCCGGTCAGCTCCGGCGCTTGCGGGCCGTTGTCGCCGCGAGCTGCGGCCATGGCGGCGGCGATCAGGTCGCCCATCTCGTGAACTTCGCCCACCCAGCGCTTGTACGCCTCGTAGACGCGCGCGGCGGCTTCATCGAGCGGCTGGAAGGACTCGGCCGGGAATACCAGCGTCTTGATCTTCCGGCCCGCCTCGTGGAGCTTCAGGCCGTTTTGTGACTGGCCGTAGAAAGGCTCGCCGAGCAAGTAGGTCGGCCAAACACCCTTGGCGCGATATTCGGCGAGGATCGCCTTCATATCGCGAAGCCCCCGAGCGCGTGCGGCGACTTCATCAGCGCTGAACGGCTTGATATAGCCGGGCTTCTGTTCGCTCATCGCGTCGAACTGACGTTCAAGCTTGCCCATGAATTCGCGCCACTCAGCGCCGCCGATTTGCGACGTAGGCGCAACGGGCGCGACTGGAGCGGCGCCAATGCGAGTCGCGACGATGGCGTCAACCAGCTTGGCGAAGTCCGGGTTGGCGAGCAGAGCCTTCACGTCCAGCCCGCCGACAGTGGCCGGCGCTTCTGGCGCCGGCTCAAACGCAGCCGCTAGTTCTTCCTCGCCCTCGCCGATGCCAAGCGCGGCGTCGTCAACGGCCAGCGTCGTGTCATCTACAGCGTCGGCGCTGCCGTCGAAGGAGGGGCCTTGCGGGGCTTGCGCCATTTTGGGGGTCCGTCTGTTGTAGGGTCGCGTCATCGGCTTAGAAGCGTGACCCATAGAACGGCACGTCGTCAATGCCGGTCAGGAAGCCGGCCGACAGGTTGCCCGCCGTAAACGGCCCGGTCGCGACTACGTAGTTCAGTCGGTAGAAGCGCGGGAAGCTTTGGCCGGGGAAGCGGTCAGGGACGGTGAACGAGCACACTGGCCGCGTCGCATCGCCGACAAGATTGGCAACCGGGATCGCGCCCGACTGCATGATGGTGTCCCACGTCCCCGGCGTACCGGTGTTGTTGGTGTCCACCGCCGCCTGAAGCTGAACGGTGAGCGTCGCGGCGCCGCCGGCCGTGAAGGCCGTGTTGATGAAGACGCCGAGCTGCGGCGCGGAGGCATTAGGTCCGCCACCACCAAGATCATCACCGAAGTTGGCGGACTGAATGCCGAACAGGTTGGTGACCGGCTGGCCCACACCCAAGCCGGCGGTGTCATAGACGCCGGTCGAGGTGGCCGTGGCGGTGATCGCCTGGTTGACGGAAAGCTGAGAAACAGCGGCGTCGAGGATCATATCGTTCGGCCCTTAGCTGACGACGGTTTCGGTGGAAAGCAGGACATCGTTGACCCGTATGGGGATTCCGCGGAACGATTCCGCGGGCATGCCGGCAAAATCGTGCATGCCGATCAGGACATTTTTATCGCGAATGATTTGGATGTCCATGTAACTCCGAACCGTTCTATTGCAGTAGAACGCCGGACGGACAACCAACCCCATCTCTGACTTCGCATCGGTCTGAGTAACGGCCGACTGAGAACGCCCCATCTTCGGCATACGAAGCAGTTGCTTGCTCATGTTGGCGAAGATGTCGTAGGGCGTCGGGCCGGCGAGGCCGGCGGAGGTCACGTCGAGGTCGGCGATGCGGGAAACCCAGCGCCAGTCCTTCACGCAAAGGCCGGCCTTCTGGCGGAACCACG